GCACTGGAAAACAAAATAATACCAGTGTCAGCTGAACTGCCACCAGCAAATGAAAGTGTTCTGTTATTTGATGCTAACGGAGAAGGCTGGCTAATTGGCTGGCGTTCTCTCTGGTACACCTGGGGACAAAAAGAAACCGGAGAATGGCTGTGGACATTTCAGGTCGGGGACCTTGAAAACGTCAATATCACTCACTGGGCAGTAATGCCGAAAGCACCGAAGAATAAAAAATGAGCGTGATAAAAACTCATACAGGAATTGTTATCACCCGAGACGGTCCGCAGGTAAAAAAACTGCACCAGACAAAGCGGATGTGGGTCGTCGGAAAAAACGAGTTTTACCACAAAGAAACCGGACGCCGCCACTTTGCAGAAAATACTCGCCGCCGACTGCTGATCGATACCATCAAGCCTATCGAGGTGAAGCATGTTTAAACAGAACGAAAAATCTATCGCTCAAATTGCTGAGTATATCCCGCGTGCGTGCCGGGATATGCAGTTGCAGGAAGCCAAAGCACGCCTGGAGAAAAAAATTGCGCTCTATATCGATGACGGCTGTGATGCCGCCGTTCTTAACGCGGCGTTCGCGCCAGCTCTTAACAGTCATACGCGAAAGTCTTTTTTTTCGTGCATCGCAGCGCAGATCCGTAAAGGAGGCAACCAGTGAGCAACATTAACTATCAGGTACTGCGTGAAAAGGCAGAGAAAGCAACTAAAGGAAGCTACATCGTAGGGCATACATCTGTTAACCAACACGGCAATTTAACAGGAGTTTTTGTTTGTCAAAAATGGAAAGGAGAACCCGGTGGCGTAATTGCAGAATGTCACGTTAACTGCCTGGTTGAAACAGATGCTCAGGCTTATGCAAACGCTGAATTCATAGCAGAGGCTAACCCGGCTACCGTGCTGGCACTGCTGGATGAACAGGAAAGAAACCAGCAATACATCAAACGCCGCGACCAGGAGAACGAGGATATTGCGCTAACGGTAGGGAAGCTGCGCGTTGAGCTTGAGGAGACAAAATCAAAACTCAACGAGCAGCGCGAGTATTATGAGGGAGTTATCTCTGATGGGTGCAAGCGTATTGCTGAACTGGAAGCGCGGGAAGTTCAATTACCGACTCGCTACGACCTTCGATATGGACACCCCATAAATGCAGATGAGCGACAAGTCATGATACCTAAAGAAAATGGCAGTTGGCTTTACCTGATTGACCTAGAACACGCATTACGCGTCGCTGACATTCGCATCAAAGGAGAGTGATATGGCGTTAACACACCACGAACTCTGTCAGATTGCGTACAAGTTCCTTAAGCGCAACGGGTTCAAGGTTTGCTTTCATGACCGCTTTGTTGCTGTAACCAGTACCGGAGAACAGCCAGATGCTATGGGATTCAGAAATTCAGCATCATGCCTGATAGAGGCGAAGTGTTCTCGTGCTGACTTGTTGGCAGATAGAAAAAAGCGTTTCCGTAAAAATCCCTCACTTGGCATGGGCGACTGGCGATTCTTTATTAGTGAGCCGGAAATTATTTCAGTTGAGGATTTACCTCCCGGCTGGGGATTACTTCACGTTGTTAACGGAAGAGTACGGAAAGTACATGGATGGCCCAGGGGTAATTGCTGTTGGGGTAATCCTGACGATAAGCCATTTACCGGGAATAAGCAGGTTGAATGCGATTACATGTTATCTGCATTAAGGCGCATGGAGTTGAGAGGGCACCTTAATGAAATATATGACGGTGTAATTGTTAATAAGAAAGAAGGAAACGCGGCATGATCACTATTACCAAAGAGCGACTGCTGACAATCAAGCAGTGGCGCGAAACATACGGACCGGGTAGCAACGTTGTACTGCCAGCAGAAGAAGCGGAAGAACTGGCACGAATTGCTCTGGCATCGCTGGAAGCAGAGCCGATAGGTTTCCGTTGCAGGCGCAATGATAACCTTGGTGATTGGAGTTACGTATATCATCGAGAGCCAGATGATTTTGAGCGCAAACATTTAGTGATAGAGGGCATTTACGCCGCCCCTCCAGCGCCGGTAGTGCCGGAAGAAATGTATTGGCAGGATGCGCCAGTTGAAGGCAGCAGCAAAGCGGCTGCATACGCTACAGGCTGGAACGATTGCCGCGAAGCCATGCTTCAGTCCGGAAACTTTCGGGAAAATAAAGATTCGTCAACCAATAATTTTCGGAAAATCCCGGAAGCGTCAACCAGCTCTCCGGTAACTCCGGATGGTTGGATAAGCTGTAGTGAGCGAATGCCGGACGACAGGCAGGAGGTGAATCAATGAGCTGGCCTGATGCAATCGTAACTCTGGGGGTGGTATTCGCAGCAGCGTTTGTTGTGTTCTCGATTTGTCGATGGGGATAACCACATGTTCGCTTTGATTCAACGCGGTCAGATATACACGGACAGAGCCGGATACCCCGTGGTGATTACTCGCATCACTGAGCACTCAGTGTTCTTTCGACGGATGGACGGACGATCCGGGCGGGTACGCATTGGTGAGTTAAACTGCCTGTTCGAACATATTGACCACCAGGAGTACCGCAAAATTCTCGCGGACACTGAGCAGGAAAAGCACCTGAAAAAATTACGAGCCATAAAAAGGAAGTAAAGAATGAATAAAGCATTTGAACGATGGGTCCACCAGCGTTACGGCAATCGCTATGACCTGACGCGAGATGTTGACGGCTTCTACTGTCGTGAAGTTGTGAAGCGAATGTTTGACGTGTGGTGCCACTGCCGTGGATGAAAATTTTATGAGGTTGGCATGCAGACAATCATCTATCAGATAACCCCCAGCAAATGGTGTACGGAGAGAGTCCTCATTGCATCAACAGGGCTAAAGCCTGGCACCATTGAGCGGGCAAGAAGAAAGTCATGGATGCAGGGAAAAGAATACCGCCATTACGCTGTAGAAGGTGATCCGAGGCACTACAGTGAATGCCTGTACAACATCGAAGAAATTATGCGATGGATCGAAAACCAGAAACAACCAGGTGCCAAAAATGCAAGTTCCGGTTAACCTGTTAATGCTCCTGGACGTCTGGGAGGTTTAATGAGTAACGCATCATACCCGACAGGCGTTGAAAACCATGGAGGATCACTCCGTATATGGTTTCACTATAATGGCAAACGTGTCAGAGAAAACATCGGTGTTCCTGACACAGCCAAAAACCGGAAGATCGCTGGTGAACTTCGCACTTCCGTTTGTTTTGCAATCAGAATGGGGAGTTTCGACTACTCCGCGCAGTTCCCTAATTCCCCTAACCTGAAACACTTTGGTCTGGGAAAAAGAGAGATAACCGTTAAGGCACTTTCGGAAAAATGGTTGGACCTTAAGAAAATTGAGATTTGTGCGAATGCACTTAACCGTTACCAGTCAGTAATTAAAAACATGTTACCAATGTTAGGTGAAAAAAAACTGGTTTCATCCATAACAAAAGAGGATTTACTTTTCGTAAGGAGAGATTTGTTGACCGGTTACCAAAAACTTTCTAATGGAAAGACTTCTTCCATAAAAGGGCGCTCAGTGGTCACGGTAAACTACTATATGACAACCATAGCTGGAATGTTTCAATTTGCAACAGATAATGGTTATACCTCAGGAAACCCATTTAACGGTCTGGCTCCCTTAAAAAAGTCCAAGGTAAAACCAGATCCTCTCACCCGTGACGAATTTATTCGTTTTATTGAGGCTTGCCGTCATCAACAAACAAAAAACCTGTGGATTCTCGCTGTATACACGGGTATTCGTCACGGGGAGCTGGTATCGCTGGCATGGGAAGATATAGATCTTAAAGCAAGGACTATAACCATCCGTAGGAATTATACAAAACTTGGCGAATTCACTCCACCAAAAACCGATGCTGGCACCGGAAGGACAATTCATCTGGTTCAACCAGCTATTGATGCTCTTAAAAGTCAGGCGGAAATGACCATGCTTGGAAAGCAACATTCTGTAGAGGTAAAGCAGAGGGAATATGGGAGAAGTACTGTGCATAAATGCACTTTTGTTTTTAGTCCTCAGGTAATAAAACAGCGGCAGTTTTCCGGACCGCACTATAAGGTTGACTCCATCAGGGAGTCATGGACAAGTATCTTAAAACACGCAGGTCTGAGACACAGAAAATCGTACCAATCCAGGCATACTTATGCATGCTGGTCACTTGCCGCTGGAGCTAATCCTAGTTTTATCGCAAGCCAGATGGGCCACACAAACGCACAAATGGTATTCAATGTTTACGGAGCATGGATGAAAGACAACAATCACGAACAGATAGAACTCCTTAACAAAAGACTATCTGAAAGTGTCCCATGTATGCCCCATAAGAAAGTGGGGTAA